ATGTCTGTGAGCCAATCGCGTTGTGTCGTCGCGATAGTGTCACTGGCCCGTCATCATGAAGCAGCCGGGAAATTCCCGCTTCCGGCGATCCTGCGTTGGGGGAGGATCAAGTTCGGGTTCAACAACCCGGTGCTGGTGGACGGCGAGAACGGCATCATCGCGGGGCATGGCCGGGTGCTGGTGGCGCGCAAGCTGGGGCTGAAGCAGGTGCTGGTCATCGAACTGGCGCATCTGAGCGCCACCCAGAAACGGGCCTATATCTTGGCCGACAACCGGCTGGCCGAGAATGCCGGCTGGGACAGGGATCTGCTTTCGGTGGAACTGGCGGATCTGGATGAGCTTGGGAGCGAGTTGGGGGATCTTGGCTTCGACGGCGCGGACCTCGACGCGCTGCTTGGGCATGGCGAAGCCAACGCGCGGGAAGAAGAAACGCCCGAACCGCCCACCCATCCTGTCTCGCGCCCCGGCGATCTTTGGCTTCTCGGCAACCACCGGTTGCTCTGCGGGGATTCGACCGATGCCGTGGCGGTCGAGCGGTTGCTGAACGGTATCGCGCCGCACCTGATGGTCACCGACCCGCCCTATGGGGTTGACTACGATCCCGGCTGGCGGAACGCCACAGGCGCGACGAGGACGCAGCGCACCGGCAAGGTTCTGAACGACGACCGGGCCGACTGGCGGGCGGCCTGGGCGCTGTTTCCCGGCGACGTGACCTATGTCTGGCACGGCGCGCTGCATGCTTCGACGGTGGCCGAGAGCCTTGTCGCCAGCGGCTTCGAGATCCGCTCGCAGATCATCTGAGCCAAGGAACGACTGGTGCTCTCGCGAGGGCATTTTCACTGGCAGCACGAGCCTGCCTGGTACTGCGTCCGCGGCAAGGCGCATTGGTCCGGGGACCGCAAGCAATCGACGCTCTGGACGATCCCAAACCGCGACCAGGACGCGACGACGGTGCATGGCACGCAGAAGCCGGTCGAGTGCATGCGGCGGCCGATCCTGAACAATTCCAGCCCGGGACAGGCCATCTACGAGCCCTTCGCAGGATCTGGGACAACCCTCATTGCCGCCGAGAGCACCAAGCGGTCCTGTCTCGCGATGGAACTGGACCCAGCTTACGTCGATGTCTGTCTGATGCGGTGGGAGGCCTTCACCGGGCAGCAGGCGGTGCTGGAGGGGGATGGGCGCAGCTTGGCCGAAGTGTCGGCGGAACGCCGGGAGGTGGCGGCATGAGCCAGCCCCGCGTCATGTCCGCCATGGGGGCTGTCGCCAATGTGGTCGTTGGCTGGTGTACGGCCTTCATCACGCAGCTGGCAGTCTTCCCGGCGGTGGGGGTGCAGGCGGGGCTCGGCCAGCACGTCGCGATCAGCCTGTTCTTCACCGCCGTGTCGCTGGTCCGCAGCTACGTCTTGCGCCGCCTCTTCGCGAGGTTGACCTGATGGGACGCAAACACAAACCCAAACCCGGCACGCTGGCACGGACCTCGCTGTCCGCGCTGCCACGCTGTCCTGCGCATCTCGACGCGGTCGCCCACAAGGAATGGCGGCGACTGGCGACCCCGATGTACGAGGCGGGCATCCTGACGCTGGCGGACCGGGCCGCGCTGGCGGCCTATTTCCAGGCCTATGCCCGCTGGGTCGAGGCGGAGGAGCGGTTGAAGGAAACCCCGGCGCTGCTGAAGACGCCCAGCGGCTATGTCCAGCAGTCGCCCTGGCTGACGGTGGCCAACAAGCAGATGGAGCTGATGGCGCGCTACATGTCGGAACTCGGGCTGACGCCCTCGGCGCGGACAAAACTGCGGCAGGACTCCGAAGCCCAGAAATCCGAGCCGATCACCTTCGTCTGGCGCACGATCCTGGACCCCGGCGACGAAACCGAGACAATCGAGCACGAGAAAACGCTGGAACTCCCGAACCGGGATGATTGACCTTCCCGTTGGCTACACTAACCACCTGTTCCAATGTACAAAACTGCCAAACGAAGGTTGCGCAGGTCTGTACATGGGGATCACGAGGATCATCGCCTACGAACGCGTCTCGACAGTCCGGCAGGGTCGCTCCGGTCTCGGGCTGGAGGCGCAGCGCAACGCCATCGACAGCTTCGCGACCTCCCGCTCCGCGCAGGTGCTCGCCCGCTTTACCGAGGTGGAAAGCGGCAAACGCAACACCCGCCCCGAACTCGACAAGGCCCTCAACCTCGCCCGCCTGACCGGCGCCACCCTGGTCATCGCCAAGCTCGACCGTCTCAGCCGCAACGCCGCCTTCCTGCTCACGCTCCAGTCCAGCGGCGTCTCCTTCCTCGCCTGCGACATGCCCGAGGCCAACGATCTCACCGTCGGCATCATGGCTCTCGTCGCACAACAGGAGCGCGAGGCGATCTCGCGGCGCACCACGGAGGCCCTGGCGGCAGCCAAGGCCCGTGGCGTGAAGCTGGGCAACCCCAACGGCGCGGCGGCGCTCAGGCGGGCGGGGAAAGGTGGGGCCGCGCTGCAGGAAACGGTCAGGCGCAACGCAGACGAGTTCGCCGAGGATCTGCGGGAGGTGGTTGCGGCGATCCGTGCGGAAGGTCACACGACTCTGCGTGCCATGGCGGAGCAACTCAACGCTCGCGGCATCCGGACCCGACGCGGCAGGAGCTGGCATGTGTCGACCGTCCGGAACCTGCTGAGGCGGCTGGAGTCCTTACCATGA